TCTGGCGGGAAGATTTCATCTTCATCTATAACTGGCTTTGTGCTTTTTACACCAGCCTTTGTAGCTTCAGACCAGCTTTTACCAAAATCATCTTTAACCTCTAAATATCCCTTTTCACCATAAACAAGTTCTACATTTACTCTTTTGTTTACCAGTTCGTCAGTATCTTTAACTGTGGCAACACCCATAGCATTAAGCATAAGTGCAAAAGATTGTTTTCCAATCTCAACAGCTTTAGTGCTAGTATCGTGTGCCATTGTAAAAGCATGATTTACATTTACAATTTCTCCCTCTACATCAAACATAATCTTTAATGCTTTCCAACCATTAGCACCTTCGATCATGTCTGAGCCTTTATACTCTAGGTTGTACCTACCAGGTTTTATTTTTTCACCACCGCTAGAGCTATCTACTCCAACATCTATATTAAATTCTGTTATATCCATTTGATTCCTCCTTTTAAATATAACTATTAAAATTAATGATTAACCAGGATCGTATTCCTCAAAATCACCTGCTCGATTTATTTCTTCTTCAAGTGCATCAACAACTTCTACAAGAACTTTGTTTGCACCTACGGGCAGAATAAAATCATCTTCCCCGTTTTTATCAATACATTGCTCTACTAAAATAACAGCCTTACGCATAAAGTAGAGCAATGTTTCGTGGTCGTTAATTTTAGCCATTACTTTTTAGCTATAAGTTTGCCAATCTCAGCCCATGTTTTTTCGGCTCTAACAATAAAGTCATCGCCCTCTTCAACAACAGGTATCTCTTCTGGTAAACCATATCTATTTTTACTAACGGCGGCTGGTGATTCAGTCGTAACTAAAACCCTACCCGATTGAACAGTCTTACTTGTCAAACCTTTATTACCTTGCACCTTAACAGTACCTTTCTTGTAATTAAGGAATAAACACATGTCGCTCGCTTCTAAACATAATGCTGAAGCATGTTTGTTTAACTTAAGCTCGTGCCTGTCATAAGCCTCTGTAGATGGATCGTGAAACGCTTTTATTTGGTTATGAGCAATTAAAACAATTCTCATCTTCTTCTCGTTCCTTAATCTATTGGCCATATCAAGTATTTCACGCCAATACTTTAGTGCCTCTACATAACCACGACCATAACCAAATGATTCTATGCTTGCTTGTTTATGAGTTTCACAGGTTTTAGCAAATATAAGTGGTTCTAACCAGTCTAAACTGTCAATCACTAAAGTGTTATATTCTAAATCTTTTGCATCAACTAAAGACTTTAAATAACCATAAAAAGTATCATAGTCTTTTGCTAATGGAAAATGCGGTATATCTCTGTTGTTAGTTAGTATTCCTAACCCCTCTTCAGTCTGCAAAACAATAGGGTTTTTACTGCCTACAGCAAGCGTTGTTTTACCTAGACCACTTGGGCCATAAATAATTACTATGCTTGGTTTTGCTTTTGCTTTCTTTTGTATTGCTGCTAATGACATTATTCTTTATCCTTTGGCACGCCTTCTAGCTTGACTGGTTTTTTATAAGGTGGCAATTCAGCTTCTAATTTACTAATTGCATTTTTTATATTTTTTCTAACAGATTCCATGTGATGCACAGTTTTGGTTGCAAGTTGATATGCTTGCATTAACCCTTGTTCTGCGTGTAAGTCTTGACTGATTTCCTCAACCAAAGGTCTTGTCGTATCATTCAAATCTCTTTCAAATATCTCTCTATTGTTTCCATCTTTGTCTTGAAAACTTAATAAAGGACCCTCTTCTTTTTTATTATTTACCATTTTAATTCTCCTTTAAATTTTTGTAGGTATTACATTCTGATTTGTAGGCACAAAACCTACACCATTCTTCTCCAGCATTGAAACTAGGCGTTTCACTCATCGCCTCATCACAAGCTGGTTTTAAGATATTAAAACCCCAATCAACTAGATCAACGGCTTGAATATCAAAACTTCTTATCTGGCCATCTTTATGCCAGGCTTTTTTGTTTGGTTGCACGATTGTCATTTCTATGACTGTATCTTCGTTTCCGTATCTGCTTAATGCGAATATGGAATAACACATTAACTGTTCGTTTAAGATTACATCAACTGGCCAACCACCAGTCTTAAAATCAATAACAGCCATTCTGTTGCCCTCGCCAAGTATTAGCGCATCAACAGTACCAAATATTTCTTCATGGATTTCTGGTGCAGCTCCTCTTTCTTCAATTAAGAGTTTGCCATTTAATTCTTCTCTTCTTTGGGAAACATAGTCAACATAAGTGTCAGCCATTTTGATGTCATCTTTGGTAATTGTAAAATTGAAACCATCAACTTCACATTCTTTGCCTAACCAATAGTCAGATAGCGTAATGCCATCTAGCCTATTCTTTAATCTCATCTCAACCATTTCGTGTATTTGTGTACCTCTCGCTGCCGCTATGTTTGACTTCCTATCTGCCTCTGCATTTATTTTTGCCGAAGCTGGACACCTGATAACTCTCTTAATGCTACTAGGCGGTAAAACAGAGTGCGACACATTAATCCCTTGTCTAAAGCTGTACTTTAGACTCTTCTTCTATTTTTATTATGTCCTCTAAATCATATCTAATCTGACCATCTATCTTTGTATAAGAAGGGCCTTTGCCTGTTACTCTATTGTTTGCTAATGTTTGTGGACTTTTTTTCCAACGCTGCGCTAATTCTTTAGGTGAAACATTGTACTGCATAATAATATCTTCTATTTTTAAAATATCTTCCAGATCATATCTAATCTGACCATTTATCTTTGTATAAGATGGACCTTTATTTAATGATCTATTGTTTGCTAATGTTTGCGGGCTTTTCTTCCAGCGCTCTGCTAATTCTTTTTGCGTAAGAAATACTTTATTATTATTCATGTGAGTTCCTATTGTTTACCTATTGTGCTATTCTACTATGAGTAAATTTAATAAAGCAAGTATCTGAACAAAAATAATAGAAATATTATTTAGAAAAAATTTGCAGAAAAATTATTTATAAAATTTAATCATTATTTTGGAGGAACAAATGAGTATAGATGATGTAACACCACAAGAGTGGGATAAAGCTGTGAGAGCAACACAAAAACAAATTGGTGGAGATCACTATAAAGATAAAGGTATTCAACCTTTAGAGTATGCGTATTCAAATGGCTTAACACCTAACTTAACCAATGTTGTTAAGTATGTAACCAGAAATAAAACCGATAGAGTTAAAGACTTACTTAAAGCAAGACACTACATAGAACTAGAATTAGAAATGGTTTATGGCGTAGATCCTGAAGGCAATCCTTACGACTAATTAGACATAGTTATTTTCTGCATATAGTTTCCAACCTTTTGCATATTCTCTTTTGCAATATGCTCTCGTTGTTTTCTATATCTCTCTGTTGCCCTAATAGTCTTATGGCCCATTAACTCTTTCACATCCTCTAACTTCATAGTTTCGCCAGCCATAGTTCCGTAGTTATGTCTTAAATCATGCAGGGTAACATCTGGACAACCAGCAGCTTTTCTTATCTTGTCCCACATATGAAAAGGATATTTAACACCAAGTATGGTTTCATTGTTTCTATCGCATGAGTTAATAATGGCCATAGCCTGATTGTTTAAATGTATTATTCTTGGCTTACCTTGATAGTCTGTCTTGTGGTTTTCTAACACCAACTTATTACCATCTAAATCAGACCATTTAGCACCACCTATCTCACTCTTACACCTACCACCAGTTAGCATACACAACCTAATATACTTAATTGCTTTTATGTTTTTAGGATTAGACTTTGCTTCCATAATGTTTAATTGCTTATTAATTTCTGCAAACTCAACATCAGTTAATGGTCGGTTTCTTTCAAACTCTGGATTCTTTTTCACATACTTGGCTGGATTGTATTGCACCAAAGAAAGTCTGATTGCGTGTTCAAACACCGAACTAATTAAACCAATAACTCTATTAGCTTGATACTTGCCTCGTTTACTTATCTTAATGTGCAACCTTGTTAAATCTCCCGTTTCAATGTCTTGTAGTTTCATATTACCAACAGTAGATTCAACATCTTTAATCCAAGAGTTTCTAGGATCTCCCATTATCTTGCCATCCTTAACATAGACACACTTGCGTTTACTGTCTAACAGCTCTTGCAATTTGTATTCAAATGCCTGGTTAAGTGTTTCTGCTTTTTTAGTTTCTAATGGATCAATACCTTGTGCTACATCGCCAAGTATTTGTTGTGCTTTCTTTCTGGCTACATTAATTGGTATATCTATAGGGCCAATAGTTATTATTCTTCTCTTCTTGTTAATGTAATAAATAACTTTATATCTTTTGTCTGTGATTAATAAACTATTTACCTTTGCATCTCTTTTATATCTTGCCATACTTACCCACCTCCATGAGTCGCATATTTATCGCACTTATTTATAAAATGTTTGTGAACATTTATTACCTATTAGTAGGATTATAGTATTTGTTTTGCAAGAAAAACAAGGGGTTTTAATAAATAAAGTAATTTGTGTTATTGTTCGGTATTAGGTAAAACTATGTTGCGCTACCAGGCTGCGCTACTCCCCGACATAATAAAAAAACACCGCAAATCAGCCACTTAACGCTATCTTTGCCTTTGCAAAATGCACCACATTTTTAGGCTGTCGCATATTAGTGGCACTAATTAATGAGTTCATGGCATTGTGCAAACTTTCACAAGAATTGGTATTTTTCATGGTTTCATCATCTATAGATATTTGCTTTTTATTGCAATCTTTATAAGAGCAGAAATAAACATTCTGGTATTGCAAGCTAACCATAGCATATACATCAATCATGTTGTCTTTATATATACGCGATAAACTATGTGATCCTTTTCTTAAATCAAAAGTCCAACTCTTTTTTCCTTTTTGTATTTTGGTTGCTGTCTTGACTTGACAGCGATACATTTGGCCATCCCATTCAAACACTACATCGGCATTAGCACCATGAGGTAATATAGTTACTGTGTCTGTTTCTCTCGCGATAATTGAGCAAGCTAGGTATTCTCCACTCCTACCTATCCGTTCTGTCTTGCGGGACATGGTTCATGTTATTGGTTTAACTCTTCAATCTGTTTTAACATCTGGTCAGTTAAAATTTGTGGATATTTTCTTTGTGTTTGTTCTCTGGCAACAGATTGATCTTGTCTAATTATTTCTTTTATTAAATCTATTTTTTCAGAATCTAAAGCATTTTTATATGCTGGATTTTGTATTAAAAATTCTAATTTTTGTTTTGTTTTAAGATTTAACATTTCTCCTAACATTCCTTGATATTGAACTGGATTTAAGTCAACTCCTCCTATTTTTCTATGCGGTCTGTTTGGTGTTATGTCAAGTCTATTCATTTCATCAAAAACGACATCTTGTTTTTCTTTAGATGTTTGTATTGGTGAAAAGGTTTTGCCAAACTTACCCAAAAATTCTGGAGAATAATTTTTTGAGTATTCTATTGGTTCACCAAAAACATTTCTTTTAAAGGGTAGTTCATCAGACTTGCCAGGTATTCTGTTTGATATTGAATCAGCCATAGTTACAGCATCTCTTACTAAAGGATCTTCTCCTTTTCTTAAATAGTAAACACCAGTTGGAACTACGGTAGAAGCAAATCTATTTATCCACTTTTCACCATATCTATCTGGATCTGATATTACATTTATAGCATCTGTTATACCTGTCATAAAAGTTTTATTTGTAATATTTTGTGTAGCAGAACCAACGATCATGGACACAAGCTCATCTATTTCGCCTTCGTTTGATTTTATAAATCCACTATCGGCATAGTTATAAATATCTACTGTGTCAGCTGCTAATCCAAATAAAATACCAGCAGGTTCAAATCTATTATAACCATAATAAGTATCATCTATTTTTAATGAATAGGGTTGCCAGCCAGTTTCTCTTAAAACAGTTCTTTTACCTGGATCGCTTGGGCCTCTTCCAGTTACCAGTCCTTCATTAGAAAGATAGGCTATTGCTGACATTATAGATGTTCCAAGAATAACCCTTGCTCTAACTAGGTCTGCTTCAGCGCCGCCCTTTTTAATTCCTTCTTTGTAAGTCTTAGCAAATATTCCCAAAGGAGTTCTTTGTGCTGCATACTTTACTATGTTTACTGGAGTTCTAACAAATGGTGCTAAAAATCTAAGGTATTGGTTGTTTGCAATAATTTTTTGAAATGCTTGTCCAGTTGAGCCAAGCGGGTTTGTAAATGTTTGATACCTGGCTATTTCCTGTCCTTTAGAATAAGCATCTGGAAAATTCTTTTTTGGATCTTTAATAAGTTCAAATACCCTTTCTACACCTTTACCTTCTTGTTTTGCTTTTCTAACTGCTTGTCCAAATAGCTCTTGTCTGTAACCAATGGCTTTAAAAAAAGTATCTTCAGCCACTAAAGCTCTACCAGGTAATCTAACTATTTCACCAGCAACTCCAGGTATAGCGTTTTGTTTTTGTAACTCTAGTTTGGTTAAAGGATCAACAACGCTGTCTGGATCAATTATAGCTTTTGATCCCATTCTAAGACCATCAAGCGTTCCATATATGTTACCTAAAATTCTAGCTCCAAGTTCTGTAAAAGTTACTTTATCTTGTCCTTTTCTTACAGAACCAAGCACGGTAGCAATTCCGTATTCTGGTATTCTTGATGCAGCAACCAATGTATTAGATAAAATATTAACAGCATGGGTTGATGGTGATGATAACAAAGCATTAATCCATGCTTCTTGTACTTGGTCTAGCTTGGTTGCTTTATATACTTCTTTAGAAAATCTTGCTATTTGCTCTGGATCATCTAATTTACTAATAGCCTCTGCAATGCTTTCTATATTTTCTTTACCACCTTTGCCTTGTATGTATTCTTTAATTAATCTTTCTTGAATAGCTCCTTTAGATGCTGCTATCTCTTTAAATGATCTTAATGCCCTACCAGCTTCAGCAGTTATACCAGCTACTTGTTCTTGTATAGATGCGTGGCGTGTTAATGCTTGATTAAATTCTATTAAATCTTCAGCTGTTGCCTTTGTGCTTCTTGCTTTTTTTGCTAACTCTACTAAATTTTCAGCAGAATTAACATTTAAAACTCTAGCCGCATAAGCTGTTTCTGCATTGAACGCTTCACCTGTTTTTCTTTTTAGTAATTGTTCTTCATCTAATCCAGTTTCTTTTGCTAGTGCAGCCAGTTCTTCTCCATCAGTACCAAATTTAACAACACCTCTTCTTGCATCTATAAAATCATCATTGTTTTTTGCAATGTCATCAATAACATTTTTTACTTCATCTGGCGCATCAATTTTTTTGAGATTTATGTTTCCTGCAAAGTCTGGTGGTGTTTCTTTTTTGGCTTGTGTAACTGTAGTTGTTGTATCAATAACAGATGAATCATCAACTGGAGTTTCAACTTTGGCTGGTTGTTCTTGTGCAACTTTGTTTGCTTTCATTTTGCCAAAAGTTCTTAAAACTGCATCTATAGGAACTCCTATTGCAGCTCCCTCAATAGCCATTTTAAATCTAGCTGTTGCTTCTGAATCGTTAGGATCTGCTTGTAAATATTCTGTAACTGGATTTTGTAATGATGGATATTCTTGTATTAAATTTGATATTCTTTGTTCATACGGACTAAATGCAAATTGTTCTGCAACTGCTCCAATAGCAGCACCTTTTGCAAGTTTCTGTCCAGTTGTAACAGCCTGAATTGGTGCTGCTATTGTGCTTACTTGCTTTACTGGTGCAAGAAATCCTGTTAAATCTCTTGCGAAACTACCACCAGGATAAGTTGGTTCTTCAACTTTTGGTAATTCTAATTTACCGTAATATTCATTTAATAATTTTAATTCATCTGGACTAACATATCTAAGGCCTTCAACTTTTTCTGTGGTGGGATTGTCTTGTGTAGAAAAACCACCCATAGGTAATGCTTTTTCTAATCCAGCTCCAACATCTAATGTAGCTTGTGCAACATCTCTAGCTGCGCCTCCTATAGTTCTAAATAAGTTTTTACCAAAACCAGCACTAGGCTCTCCTTGTTCTTTAAATGGATCTTTAGGTTTTAAAAATGGATCTTTAGGTTTTAGTTGATCCTTAGGCTGTAAAAATGGATCTTGTGGCATTATTCACCTTTGGTATATTCTACGCCGTTGTAAATAAATTTATCACCATTATTTAATTTTTTATAATCCTCTTCGCTAACTACTGTAGGAATAATATTGGTTGTAGAACTAGATTCATTTGTTTGTGTGTTTATACCACCAAGAACTGCTCTTTTTAATTTTGTAAATTCATCCGTGTTAGAAACTACATCCATAATATTTTGATCGCTTGTTGAAAAGGGATTTGCTGTAGTTCCATAAGTAGGATCTATTTTTATTTTTTCTAAAATTTCTACAATATAATCACTTTTAGATTTTTTAGGTGGAGTTTTTGGTATTGCAACTGATGCAGGCACTCCTCCAAGAATAGCATCTATTATACCAGCCTTATCAGGATTATCTTTTTTGTATTTTTCTATTGCTTCCTGTTGCTCTGCCTTCCTCTTTGCATCTTCTTCATCCAACTGTCTTTGTCTAATTCTGTTTTGTGCTAAAGCTATTTTATTTGCATCACCACTACCTATTGCGCTAGTTAAAAACATAGTATCAGCAAATTTTTGTAAGCCTTGTTTTCTTAATTTGTTTTTATCCTCATCAGATAAGTTGGCTATTTGGCTTTGATTCGCCAACAAGCTGTTACCTTGACCAAGATTGGTAAAAGCGTTTCCTACTTTGCTGCCGAAATTTTGAAATATATTTGCCATGTTTATCTCCTAAAAAGATGGGCCGAAGCTACCACCGCCTCCGCCGCTACCGCCAAATGGATTACCCATAAACAATGATGCTACTTGTGCTACTTGACCAAGTTTATCCATAAATCCTGGTTTATAATTTTGAGTAGTATTAGTCTGCGTAGGCAAAGCACTAACACCTTGCGCTAATAAGCCAAGTTGTTGTGGGCCATGTCCTAAAGCTCGCATGAACTCGTTGTAGCCAGCATCCATACCTCTTTGTTGTAGTCCTTGTTGTTGACCACCCATGCCAGAGAGTAAACCTAAGTTTCTGTACTGGTCGCTTAATTGGTTGCCAAGCAAACCAGCTTGAAATCCTCTGTTTCTAAATTCATTGTCAATATCCATTCCAGCTAAATTGGTTGCTCTGTCAAAGCCCTGTGATCGTAAATCAGCTGCAATATTACCAGCTCTATCTGCAAAGTTTCTGTTGGTTTCTGACTCTAATAATGCTGAACGAGAACCACCAAATGCACCTCTGCCGATTGCTGCATCTTGGTCGCTTTGTATTTGCATTTGTCTTGCTCGGTTTAAATCACCAAGAGTGTTATCTATAACTTGTGATTGAAACGGGTTTTGATATGCACCTATATCTGTATCTAATAAACTTGGTGCAGATTTACCCGCTAATGTGTTTAACTGGCCTCTAGGATCATAACCCATTGATTGACCAAACATATTTCTTGTTGCATCAAAGCCTGCAAGCTGGTCTGGATTAAATCCTGCTACTCTTGCGCCTGTATATGGTACAAAAGGTTGTTGCGCTATACCTTTAGCCTTACCATAAAGATCTGAATAGATTGCCATTTGTGTTGGATCTGTTGTTGTTGTTGTTGTGCTTTTTCCTTTACTCATAATTCTTTCTTCACTAAATATTCTTGTTCAAAGCCAAGATGTTTAAGTTTTCTTAGCCAGCCTTTACGGCCGCCACCAAAAATTCTTTTACAGCCAAAATGTTTGGCAAACTGTTCAATACTAGGAAGCATTGATTGTAGTTCTTCAAATTTGCCTCCAAGAAAAAGAATATTTAATACCTTTACTCTTGGAAACTCTACAATCTCAGTTATCATAACTGAGTCTTTACCAGGCCATAAATGAAACATTCCTAACCTGATTTTTTCTTTTATATCACTTAAATTATACATATCTTGGTGCTTTAATGCACGAATAATATGCTTATCTAACCTGTCAAACTCTAGTTCCCAGTCCTCTTTAAACCGTTGTTGCGGTTGAGAGGTTGCCTGAGTTGTCAACGCTGACCTTATATTTTGTTCCATCTGGGCTAACTAATACTAATTCGGTGGCATCTCCACCACCTACTTGTATTCTTTCTCCTTTGTTAAAAGTAATACCTGTTTGATATTCTATTTCTGAAATTAAATAATTCAGATAGTTTTTATCGTAATCTTCGCCTGGTCTAGTTAGGGTTTTTCTTGCCACTATCTACGACCTCTGTTTCTTAAATTTAATCTTATATTACCAACTTGAAATGCTTGTGTGGTTGATCCTGTTACAGTCATTGATACTTGTCTTGCTGTAAATCTTGCATCGGTATAACCATCATTTTCAAATGTAAAGCTGCCAAAGTCTGTTTCACTTCCTAATGGTGTAAATTTGCCCTTAAAACTAATTGTAACGCCTGGTAAGGTGTTTGCTTCTTCATCTGGGAGTATTTGGTTACATTGCACATAATTGTCGCCATTGCCAATCTCTATTGGCCCTGATGTAGCGTAAGGAACTGAGTTACCTAAATTTTCTGAATTACTTAATGTTGTGCTTTCGTGCTGGTAAACATTGCCTGAACTATCACACGCTATTGGGTAATCAAATACACCTTGATCTATCCAGCAACCTCTGTCCATAGAACCAATGCTCCATACATTATCAACATAGTTCCAGATTACATATTTGTTTGGTGTTTTTTGTGATGCTCCAACTGGGTAAAACCAGATGATTTCATTAAAGTTAGAGTTAT